AAGATATCCGGAGGAGTAGTAATGTGTTGTAATATTGTAGATTGATTATCAACTGAAATTACGTTGTTGTTTATTTCAGACTGAATTTCAAATTCACCAAACAGTTTTGTTCCTGCTGGATGAACAGCTTTAAGTACAAACTCTCTATATGAATTTACAAATGTCTCTGACTGAATAACATATGAAAAATCTTGGTAGAACAAATTATCTTGTAGCTTCATATTAGAAGACAAGAATCCTTTTGTATCAATATATTTTCCGGGGAGCTCTACAAGTCCTGATACAATTGGAGCGCCTGTTGCATCTGTTGTACCTACTCGAGTTTGATTAGAAATAGTAACAGGGTCACTTCGTAAGTAGCCTGTTCCAGCATTAGTAATTGATACTTCTGCTATTGTACCTGGTTGGAACGATGCTGTAAATGTTGCATTCTTACCTTTAAATCCACCTGAACCGTCAGGAATATCTTGTCTGGCAATTTCAGGTTCACTTACTGTGATAGTAGGTAGTGATGTATATCCAGAACCCTGGGAAGTTGTAGAAATTGAGTTAATTGTTCCAACTGTTGTATTTGAAACAGTAAGAGCTGACACTAGTGTAGAAGATACATTTGCTGAAGCAAGCGCTGGATTTACCGGCCCTGTGTTAGCACCACCACTAGTAAAAGTAGGACCAGCATTTATTGGTACAGAAGAAAGAGGGGCTATTTGATCTTCAAACGTTTGAACAATTTCAGTGTTTGAGATAGATGTGATTGTAAAGTTAGCACCTACACCGCCACCACCCGATATGTCTATTTCAGCTCCGGTAGTATAACCACTTCCACCATCTACAATGCTGAACAATAAAGATGTGTCAGTCGTTCTAGTAATAATACCAGTACCACCAGACCCACTATCACTGGTAAAGTTTACTATGTCGTCTTTTTGATGGCCAGAACCACCCAATAAAACATTTATTCCTTGGAGTGGTCCTACACTAGAAAGAACGGTTCCTTGAATGTTATTATCAGATGTTGATACAATCTCATTATCAAGAAATGTTCCTTCAATATTTTCTATAAAAGTAACAAATACAGGGATACCAGATTGAGTCGTAGAAGTAACACTGTTAACTCTAGCTGTTGCACCAGATGTTTTTCCAGTAATTCTACGACCACCAAACTGACTTGGATCACCGGTAAATGGAGACGACAATCTCAAAATAGTTTCTTGAACCCAGCGGCCATCAGAAGCTCTGAGTATATCATCCCCTGGGTAGTAAAAAGTTATCTCTTGATCAAAAAGAATCCTGAACAAAAGTTTGAACGATTCTTCGTTACCTTTCGCCTTGTACAGATCTCTTATGTTTTTGGCAACTAATCTCTTGTCACCACGAATTTCTTGAGGAAAATTACTTAGAACTTCTCTTTTGAAAAAATCTACAAACTGGGGAAGTGTTTTATCAATATCATTGAAATCTAAAAGGCTACCAAGTCTATCATTGACTTGTCCATTCGTATCCATCCATTCATAATATGCTTTAAGGAACGCAACAAGGTTGGGTCCCTCTTCAAGTAAATATGAAGGAACTTGGCTTTCAATTAATGTTGATAGCTTTCTATTTGTTGTCATTAGAAGATCGTGTAAGCCGTGCCGTAATCTTGTAATTCTGTAGAACTACCTGCTGTGTCTACATTTGACAAACTTGAGGTGATTCGTTCCAATTTATTATCAAAGACTCTTATAATTACATCTGAAAGTAAAATTAATTGATTTCGAATAGGAATAATGTCATCAACAACAGGGACTACGAATATTTCAATAAAGTCGCCCTCATATGCAGTAATGTTAACATTATTAAGTGTAACTAAACCAGTGTTGTAATTTATTTTACCAGCACTTCTTGTCTCAAATATTTTAACTCCGCGACTAGTTAATCTAAAGAATCTAACATTTCCAAACCCATCGTCATCCATTTGAACACTCTGGCCATTAAATGTGAATGAGGTAGAAGTCAGTGTTAATCCTTGTCCTGGATGGGCTGCAGGAGCATCGATCACGACACCACTTGAAATATCAAGAAGCTGATGACTGAATGGAATAGTATATGTTGAACTTATATTATTTGGAATCAACCTTCTTACAAGTTTGAGATCAATGCTTATACTAGTAATACTATCATTTGTCTCATCTACTCTTTTGATAAGCTCAGATGTTATAAAATGCTCTCCAAATAATCCAAGCTCAGTGCTTTCATAGTTGATAGCAGCATCTCTAATATCTGCTGCTATAGTTCCTGCATCTTTATCAGTATTGTCTGGATTATATCTAACATCTAACGTTGGCTCT